AGACTAATGGATCCACCCGGCTAACAATAAAATTTAAATCTACATCATGCCAATCTACACGGCCGGCCTTAACATCATCTAATACAGTTTGTGCTGTCCTGTATAAATCATCACGCCAGCGGTTAACAGCTATAGCCTCAGCCCTGTACTTATCATCCGTGCTATTAAAGTAACTTACACAGCTCTCAACATTTTTATAATTTCTCTGATGTACAGTAGCATCTAAAAGAGCCTCTAACTCTTTATCAATCTGGTTAGCCTTTTCAGCTATTAACTCTGCCTCTGTCTTATCAGGCCTTACATAACCATTAAGGTAAAAAATCCCATTTTTTAAAGTCAACTCACTATCATGGTAGTGATTATTTAAAAATCCGAGACTATCAGCTAAAGAAGGATTATCAGTTGTACCACAGAGCCACTTAACACCATTTTCTTCTTTCAATTCCTGATAGAAAACAGTCCCCTCAGGAAAATCATAAGTCTTAACTTCTTTAACTTCTTCAGTTTCCTGAATTTCATCAATATTATTTAATTCTTCTGACATAAAACCCCCTTATTATACGTTGCCTAAACATGGGTAGAATTTAGCGGATACTATACCTGTAATACCACGACATCTTATTGTGGCTTGCACATTTTTAGTTACAAACAAATTAGTTTCCACCCATTTTTCTTGCGTGAGATTGTCTGATACATAGTTTGCATTTATACCAAAATCACCCTGTATAATAGCTGCACCATTACCGATTAATCTAATCCATATCCAACCATCTACAGACGGAGTATAGTTATTATCGGTATTACCCGTAGTTATATAACCTGAAATATCAATCCCGTTATCTAAATCAGGCAGAGATAAAGCACCGGGATTTAAATCATTTATTTTTGACGGTCTAGCAGACGTACCAAAAGTGCTATCACTAGCAGTGCTCATAAGTTTAACTTTTGTCGGAACATTATCTACCCAACCACTACACTGAATAGAGAACACATTATTTGTTCGTATTTCATTTTCAAGAACATCAAAACTAATCCACTGAAAATCGCCAGTTTGTAGAGCACCTTGTGCTCTGTTTTGTCTGAAACGTGAGATATAAGCACCTGATTTACCAGCAGTATCACGATTAGCACGTAAACAAATATTTGTCCTTTGATTATTTGACGGTTCATTCCCTAGATAATCACCATCTATAGGAATCATATCTTTAAAAGTTTTAGTGCCTTTTACAGTTTCATCACCTGATAAGTGCATAACTGAACTATCAACAGCTAATTGTGTTAAAGGAGTAGTAACACTTACAGTTTCATTAGCAGTATCTATACTGGCTATCTGGTACAGTTTAGCGGCAGTATCTAACAAAAAGTCCCCGGCGGCAATTTTACTTACACTGCTGATATTAGCAAAAGCTACACTAGAGTTATCTGTAATTGCCGTGCTACAGAATCTAAGGATCCCGTAACCAGGTAAGTTATTAAGATCATCATAGCTATTTGATAAAGCGGCTGCACCCAGCTCAGCCTTATCTGTAACTGTAAATAGAGCGGCAGCAGAAACAGTATAAGTACTGTTAGCGGCATCTATGGCGGTAATGCTGTAGAGCTTGTTAGACGCATCTAGTACATAATCACCGGCTTTAATCTTACTATCACTATCTAAATCAGTGTAGTTACCTGTCCCGCCGGAAGTTAATGTAACACTTGCCCGCCTCAGGATGTTGTATTCCGGCTTGTCATCTAAATCATCATAATCATTAGAGATAGCTGCCTCACCCACATCACTGGCGCTTAACTTTTCCGCATCTGAGCCTATTACCTCATCTAATTTAGTGAGGTTTGAGGTCATATCATCATACCAATCATCAGAGTACTCTGAGGGTAAAATAATACCATTATCTAACACTTGCCTGGCCATTTATAACAGCTCCTATAGTTTCTAACTTTAATCTTAAGTATATATAAATATAATTTATTTTTCTGTTAATCTGATAAAAATTAATTATAGCCGTGACCCCATGCACTATGGCCCCAAATACCATGGCCCCAGCCGTTACCTGTAATCTTACCGCTATGGCCCCAAGGGCAGTGGCCCCAAGGGCAGTGGCCCCATCCGCTAACCATGTAAATATCTTTCTTGTACATTCTTTCATCATAATTTACAAGCTTTACGCTACAGGTATTACCGCTGTTAGTTACATTCTGTACCCAGCACATCATAAGCTTATCAGTGCCGGCCACAAAATAAGGAAACTCATATTTTGAGCCATAAAGTTTAGACCAGGCAAAAGGCAGCTCATGTAAAAGGGTACACTTTAAGCGTGTTATCCCGGCGGCATCAGTAATTAACTCTGTATCAGTAATTTTACAGATATGAGGTTTACCGCTTGTATCTCTTATGATAAAGCTGTTTTTTTCTTCTGCCGTTAACTCTGTAACATTAGATATAACTATCTCTTTATGATGCTGGTTATATGATAGTACTCTGCCGGTTTTTTCAGTGTTTACAATCTGATCAATGTAAACGCCTACAAAGTCATTATAAGAAACGTTAAGGCCCTCTAGTTCGGTTTTAATATCTACAGTGTACTTAGTGTATTTAAGGTAGTTAAGGCGCCTGGCTGCCATCGCTATAGCCTGAGTTTTAGAGGTTACACCAAACAGGCTAATTTTATCCTGGTATTTTGATACAGGATACTCTGTAACAACTATATCACCATCATTAGAGGCGGCAGAGTGTATATAAATCTGATCCGTTTTCCACGTATCTGGGTTCATGTACTCAGCTACAACCTCCTGTACATCATCAGACTTAGGCAGAGTTACAGTTAATGCCGGACTCTCTAACATGTTTTGAGGCTGAAAAACATAAGATAAATCTAAGTTATCTCTAATGCCCTGTTCAGTAAATGTAAGCTCACCGCCCTTAACAATAGGCTCAGCAAAACCTACATTTAACACATCTCTCAGCACATCTAAGAGGGTGTTATCCTTATCGAGTACCCCGTTAAGATTTAAACCCCGTAAGTCCCACTTTTTATTAAACTCAGATAAGGCGGCATCATCTAAAATATCCGGGTATTTTGAGTTACTTACTATATATTTAACTGCCGGTGCTATTGATACAGTACGCTCTAAGTCCCCGCCCGTTAACGGCTCTAACTTACGTTTCCAGAGTGTACTTAACTGGTTCTCATTCATCTCAGATAAAACCTGATCGCCCGTTATTCTCATAAGAATAACAGTTACATCAGGGTAGCTTACCGGTTTTGCTATAACGCTCTTTAAGCCATTACAGTAAATCTTATCCATTATCTGAGAGTCATTACTCTTAGCAGTAAGGCGGTACATAGCTACATCATACACGCCGTAAGAAACGTTAAACCGATGTGTAAAACCTATCTCATCAGGTGTACGGCCTGTTACTTCATACTTATTTACAGTCCAGGCGGCAGCGCCTAAGCGTTTATAAGCTATCTCATACCTTACTGTATAGTTCTTATAATCCCCGGAATCAGAAAGCCTATAAATGCCTGAGGGCATGTTTATATCAACTTCTATAACATCAGTAGCGGCCCCTATAGGCGTTGCCCTGTAATGAGTCTGATCTTTTGCATCAGCCTCGGTAAAAGTCTGTAAGTGATTTATCTCATAATAGCTTGTTCTTACCAAAGTACTCATAGCTGCCCGCCCTTAACACTTAATTAAATTATATAATTTGTGTTAAGCATTTACATGATCAAATACAGAAATATTAAAACCCTCTTCTCTTGTTTCATCATCTTTAACTATGTCACCACCTAAATTACATGTATAAGAGTTTCGGAATGTACGCCAGTTAGGATCTATATTTCCGTTTTCATCGCACTTTTTTAATACATAGGCTTTAATTTTTGTGTTTTCCGCTCTGCTGTATTCTGGCGGCATATAGTAAGTATTTCCCCAGAATCTATAAAAATAATTAGTGTTAGCCCCGGTTATTTCTTTAACCTGTACTACACGATAATAACCCTCTTCTCTATGAGGTAACTGTAGATATGTTTGAAAAGCATAGCAGTATAAAGAGTTAGTCCCGATAACATCATCAAAATCACTTAAGCCGTAAGGTATTTTGATATATGGCCGGCTGTTTTCTTGTAAAATGGCACCTACTCTATTTAAAAGTGTATAAGTACTAAAGCCTGTCCTGGCAAGCCAATCATTTTTAACGGAAACTAGATTTTCCCCGCTTGTAGCGTTAGTATCATCACGGCGCCAGAATTGAGAGTTAGTGCCGGGTGAACTGTAACTAGGCGCATAGTTCCACAAAGCTAACTGAGCTTTAAACTCTACATAAGTATCAAGTAAATAAGCGCCATTAGGCCGATCACCTGTATTATGCCTGTACTGATAACCATACCGGCATCTAACAGTAATACCGTTTGTGTTTAGATTATCTGTGCTGGGATCTGTTATCTGATCCCATAAGGCGGCAAAAGCTTTACTATTAGGCCATGAGGCAGCCGGTAAATTAAAAGCACTTGCCTCAAATCGTATAAAATCAGAGGCGTTACAGTAAGAATCCATGTTAATATAGCCAATACCCCAGCAATCACAAAAATCATTATTATCATAATATGACATAGAACCAGATCCACTATCATTATAGTGGTTACCACTGATTAACCTGTATGTAGAATGAGTAGGATCCTGAGCCGCCTCTTCTGTGATTATACTCATTAATATCTTATGATTAGGGCCCCAGAGGTAATTAGCTCTGTCAGTGTGATAAGCTATACTATCTTTTATATCTGTTTCATAATCATTTAAAGGCTGAGAGTTAAGATATTCCCACTCATTAGCTCTATAATCCATTGAATCACCAAACATAACAACTTTAGAGGGTGCTAAGATTTTTAAAATATCACCCTCAGTCCAGCGCTTATCTTTAAAAAGTCTGGTATCAGAATCCATCACCATTACAAAATCAGAAAAGCACCAGATAAGCTCTGTATCATCTGTATTTTGTTTAGGTGTATCCAGCTCTTTACCACTGGCAGAGATCTCTAAGCTGTTAAACCAGCACCAGCCCAGCTCAGTATCTATAGAGTTTTCTGCTAACGGCTCTGCGGGTTCAAAAACTTTATATTTTATTTTCTCAGATAACAGGTTAAAAGGCGTGTGCCCAAAGTACATATCTGATCCGTTATCAGTATGAGAGAAAGAGCCTACACCCTGAGAGAGTGAGAGATCCAAAATTCTCTTATTATTCTTATAAAATCGGTGTGTATCTGCTATGTAATCAGGAAACCTTTTAATTAACCCAAACTGCTCAGGTATCACCTCATTTAATTTTATCTGGTTACCCTGAGCGTTAACATCATAGATAGAGGATCCTGTTTTAGTACTGGTTCCGGTTTTAGCGGTCATTTTGTGCATGAGGTACGCACTATAGGCGGCGGCAGCTATAGCCACAACTATAGCTACCCATGTAAACGGATCCCCTAATGGCTCTAACACTATCTTTAGACTTTTACAGCTTTTAAGATTGAATGTAGCCCAAAGCTCACTAGGAATTTTAACGCCATCAGCATAAACACTAAAATACACAGGTTTAGCGGCATCATAATTTTTAACCTCAGCGGCTAAAAACTCTGATAAGGTCATATCAAGTAAATCATAGGTATGAGACTCTACAACTCTGCTAAGGTCACTAAACATTACTACATTAAGCTGCATCATAAAACCTTACCTCATCATAGTTTTTTATCTTTAAAATCTCATGTAATGGCTGTACCGCTGTACATCTGTCCGTATGTAGTATCTTGTTATCTCTTAGATATATGCCACAGTGCACACAAACACCATGCTTAAAAAAAGCAGTTATACAGTTATCTTTTTTGGCTGTTTCCTTTAATGCTTTACGGTACTCTAAATAACATTTATCTAATGTGCGCATATCCTCAGTAGGAAAAAGATCCAAAGTGATATTTTTTTCACGGCGGTAAAACTCACATACAAGGCCCCAACAGTTTAACTGAGGGTACCCGATGTTTTTATGTGTGTAGCAGATTTTTAGATAATACGTTAAATCCATCAGCTTATATACCTCAAACCCGGAAAATTAAGAGCGTTATATCTGAGCTTAGGAAACTCACAGTTAAGAATATCATTAGCACTTGCTGTTATTTCTGCTTTATCTTCTCTAAGAGCTAAGCCTTTAATATCTAATGTCATTACCCAATCTATAGATAGTGTATCAGGCAATCTTAAGCAGAGCCGTACAGACAACACTATATTATTATCTATAGCCTCTTTAAGATGCTTATAAACCTGGTTATTAACATTACATACCTGTATTTTAATATCAGAAAAGCCGCTGTTATTACTTTCTGGTAAGCTTACCTGAAAGTTAGATCTCTGATAGATTACACCATCTATAGTTATATCATCATTACCCAGTACAAAAGAAAGGCGGTTAAAGTTATCACCTGTAAAGTCCAGTGTTATAACCGGTGAGGTATCTAGTGTAGCGTACACCTGGCTTAAAGAGTTAATCATCCGGTAATCCCTCAAATAAGTGATTAGCAGCCCTTACTGTTTTAAGTTTTATATTCTGATAATAGCCGTTATTACGCCTATCACCTATTTGATACAAATTAGCAGAAAGAGTAATACAGCTTGTATATATAAATTTACAGGCAATCTGATTATTAAAGATACAGTAGTATGTACAGGTGTTATTAGTAACATCATTGATCAATACATCACGGCGCTTTATAGCTGTACCTATCGGTAATACTCTCTGTGTTATTGTCGGAGAGAGATAACTTAAGGAAACATTACTGCCTAAACTATTAATACAATTAAATGCTCTATAATCGGTGTACTCGCCTTGATCCGCTCTGTTATTTCTGGTAGCTGTTAAACCCAAACCATAACCCGGCTCTGTACTTCTTACTCGGCCTAAAAAGTAATAACCTGATGATGTATAAGTGCTAAACCCTGTGTATTCACTCTGTATCTCTAAAACCTTATTACTATCTGTATTAAGCTTTAATGCCTCTGTGTAAAAGTCTATACCTATTTTGTTAAAATCATCATCTAAAATAATACATGGCTCTAGTTCTTCTGCCCCGGTAGGTACTAACCCAGATGCTAAAAAACACTTTTTTAACCCGCTGATTTTCGGCAAGCCACCATTAAAAATAATTTCTAAATCATATTGAGAGTTATTATCCCAATCTACAACAGCGGCAGCACTTCTAAGAGATAAATTAACATCTATATCTAGTACTGCTGTAACTTTCCAAGAGTAACGGCCATCATAAAAATTAAGTTTAGCGTTAATTTTTCCGCTCTGTATTCTTACAGCTCTCTCAACGTTATCTAAGCTTTTTGTATTCTCAGCATCAGATACAATAGAGGTTAGGCGCATTAAAAACCAATCTGCGCCATCATTTATATCCTCTGTAAAAAATCTCATAAACTCACAATACTCAGACTCCGTAAACATAAATGAAACATTAACAGAGTTAGGTGTATTAGATGTTACTTTACGTTGTCTTACCCAGCCATCCGACATGGTAGAGCGCTTAACATTAGGCGCTATGCTGTAAGAGTAATCTGCCTGTAACGGTAATGGCAGAGAAATAGGATACTGTACTAAGCTCATGATATACCTCTTTAAATTCCAAAGCGCTGTAACTGATAAGTACTTTCTAATGCCCCGGCAACCTCACCGCCACGGCGGATATTACTTACAAAAATATTTATTATTGTTTCCTCATTATTTTCTGATGTTTCTGCCGTTCCGGCACGCTCAGCATCCTCATATAAGTTAACTGTAACGGTTCCGCTGCTCTTAAGTAATGCCTCTGTATCTTTTCTGCCTGTTACCTGTGCGGGCCCTCTTACAAGTTCGGGCCCCACTTCACCAACGATCCCCAGCTCACCCGGCTTAATATACCCGCCTTTATCGTACATCTGTACGCTCTTAAGCTGGCCTAAGATATTAGCAGTAAGAGCCACGGCGTTAGCATACTGGGCCAGTTTTGCTATCCAGCTAGGGTTAGTAGGATCGCTAAGTGCCTGTGACCAGGCTAAAATAGCGTTCATGGTAGCGCTGGCTACTGCAAAGCCTTTTTGAATAGCGAATAAGGTTTTATAGGCGGCAGAGCCTTTACTCATAGCCCCGGCGGCATCACCAAAAGCATCCGCTAAGCTTAAAGTAGCATCTTTCAGAGCCGTTACTCTTTCTACATTCTGCTCACTTAAAAGATGATCCCCGCCTTTTTTACGCTGTGCGCCAGCCTGTTTATAATAATCAGTTATCAGCTGACTCTGAGCCTCTATAAACTGCTGTGATGTTAAAAGCTCATCAGTATAGAGCTGTCTGATTAACTCTATACGTTTCTCAGTTTCTAATTTAAGTATTTCTGTTTCCTGGCCTGTTATACTTAAGTATTCCTGATAAGCATTTAGCTCTAATTCTTTCTTTTTATCGTGATAGGCGGCATCTATAAGCCTTTTAGCCTCTGCAATTTCCTCAGCACCGGCTACAGCTCTGTACTTTACAAGCTCTAGAGTTTTCTCTGAATACTCCAGCTCTAGCCTCTGACGCTCTGAAAGGCTGTTTCTAGCCTCACCTGTGAGAGACTTATAAAAGCTTTTCCACTCATTTAAGAGAGTGTTAGTTATACTTTTCAGTTTTCCGGCCGCACCGGCAGCAGTTCCGGATCCGGTCCCGGTTCCGGTTATGTTTCCAAAAAGAGTATCCAGTACTGAGGTGTTACCGCCCTCTTTAGCCTCTTTAGCTAACTTATCTTTTAGCTCTGCATTTCTTTTGTTAATTTCATCAAGTGTTTTAGCATAGTCTTTAGAGGCCTGATCCATGGCAGCAGCATTATCTTTTAAAGCCGCATCAAGAGCCGATCCTTTTTTCTCATACTCTGAAACAACCGCATCAACAGTTTTTTTATAAGTTTCTACTTCATTTTGAAAAAATCCACCCTTCGCCCAATTCAGAGCCATTTTAAACATACGCCCAGACGGGCTGTTTTCTATGCCTCTTTTAACTACATCAGTAACAGATATATCAGAGAGCTCTGCAAGTCCTTTTTTAATTGCCTTTATGCCTAACATGATAGGCGTAATAAGAAAATCATTCACTGCCCCGGCAATAATTTTAAAAGCGCCTATCAGGGCTGTGCTGAATACTTTAAATTTAGCTAAAAACTCATCTACAGCATTAAAAAGGTTTAACCAAATTTCAGCCCAGCTTGTTTTAAAATCAATGGTTTTTCCGGTTATCTGGGTATAAAGCATCTGAAAAACTTTAAAAATATTTTCAGCGGACTCTTTTATAGCTTTTTGTACACCGGATAACCTAAATACAGTTATAAGGCCGTTAACTGCCTCAGTGCCTGTATTAAGTATCTTTTGGAAAGTCTGTCCTATTAAGCCATCAGATCTAAAAATTTCAGTTTGTAAACTGCCCCAGGCATTTTTAAAACGGCCTAAAGCCGCATCAACTGTATTAAGTTTAGCGGCTAATACCTCACTAAATTGAGTTTTACCCAGATTAGATAAGTAGCTTTTAACGGCATCTGCACTTTTTTCCACTTCTGTAGTAGCGCCTTTAAATGATAACTGTAAAGAGTTACCTACCTCTACCACACCTATACCCAGCTCTTTAAGAGCCTGGTATCTGCCCTGGGCTACTTTTCCTATAGCGGTTGTAACGCTTGCCAGGTCTTTATTAAGGCCTAAAGCAGTGGCAGAAAGGTTTTTTAAATCCGAGGATGTAGCATTAACACCGAACTTATTAAGATATAGCAGCGCATCTGCCAAGTCCTGAGTACTCTGGGCCGTTTCATCTTCTAAGGTGTTTAGTTCCCAGAATACCGCCTCCGCTGTTTTAAGGTCCCCGGTAACACCAGAGAGCTTAGCCCGCATATCTTCAAAGCTTTTAACACTGTCTGAGGCCCCACGGGATAAAGCATATATACCGGCTAAAGCAGCACCAGTACCCAAAGCCAGTACACTCTTACCCACTGATATAAGAGCGGCACCTGTTTTTTTAGCTGAAACGGTAATCTTATTGAGGGCTACTAAAAGCGCCTGTGTGTTTTCTGATGCACCTTTAATAGAGCGCTTAAATTTAGTGGTATTCATGGCTAAATCCACTGTTAAAAAGGCGCTAAGATTTTTGCCGGCCATAACATCACCCTCTTATTTTTTAACATGCCTATCTATTATAGATTTTACAGCATCCTCATTATCAATACTGTAAGTATGAGTAAATTTTTTACCTGATACAGATTTTTTAGCACCTGTGTTTTTATCATATTCAGCTTTTATTTTTTCATTTCTGCATAAAAAGAAAGCTTGCCACAGCTGCACCTCACTTACTGACATTTTTAACACATCATTAAGAGAAAGGTGTAACTCATGGGCAAGCTCTAGAGAGAAATACAAATTAGAGTTACTTACATCACCTAATTTTTTTTTAGGTTTTCTACATTTTCGGCTTTTCCGGCCTCTAAAATGTAGTTAGATACAGCGGCATCTATCTTAGCCACCATCATGGCCGGCATAGATGCTAACGCCTCTGGTGTTAGATATGGCTCATTATCATCATTAACTACCATTTTACACACCATCTCAAGAGTTAACTCTTTACTCTTTCTGAGAGATACAGGATCGGTTTTTCCCTCTAAGGCGGTAAACTCAGTTACAAATTTAAGAAAATCTGCCCATTTTTGAGTCCTGAGTACTCTAATATACACATCTGCATTATCTTTAGTTTTAATGCCTAATGGGATCTTTACTGTTTCATTATCTGAAACACTTTTCAGGTATTCTTGTAAATCCATCTCTTTTAACCTCTGAATTGATAAAAAAGGCGGTATAAGCTATACCGCCACAATGACTAAGAATTATTAATGCTCACCCGGTATTACAGGTTCCTCAGGTACAGTAACAGTTAAACCGGTCCAGCGCTTAGCCTTGCCAGACTGCTTACCGTTAACTTGCCAGCTTAACACTGATTCAGAGGTAGCCTCCGGATCGATACGGCCACCAAGAGCCACCACAAAAGTAACAGCGTTTCCGCTTTTCCAAAAGATCGACATTAACACGTTAGCTTTTTGCTCTGCAAGTTCTAAAAACGCTGCCTGTTCAGCATCATCAGGATACAGATAACCAGTAATAGTCTTATCTGGTGTATCACTCTTGCCGGCTAAGTAACGACTATCAGAGTCCTCTATAGTAGTCTGATCTATAAAGCTGGCAGTTTCACCGGTATCCCCGTAAGCGGTTACACCTCTAAGCGGTACCCACGTTTCACCATCGGTACTATACTGTACCTGAGTCTCACCGCCAACTATACCATCCTGAGGCACATAGGCATAGCGGGCCGGCTGTAAATCTGTAGATAAATCTGGCATTTACGCCTCCTTAGTTAGTTACAGTAACATTAACAACAAGCTCACATAAGCCTGTATCATAAATTATAAAAGGGTTTGAGCCTAATTTCACATTCAAAAGCTCAAAATATGCGCCGCCCTTAGCACAAATTTTATAAAGCCCCGTGTTAGGATCAATGCTCATTAACTCATCATACATTTTAATAAGTTCAGTGTTATCGTGAGCCCCTATGTAAATAACAAAATCTCTGCTATTTACTGGTACAGTTCTATCCACAGCCTCAGTAACACTATTATCATTACTAAACGTAATTACTGCGTAAACTTTCTCCGTTTCCACCAGAGATAAAACGGCTGCCGGCGCTATATTTATCTTTACATTATCATCGTTTAGATACTCTGGCAGTGTTTCTTTAACCACCTCTGCTAAGCTGGTGAAAGCATAATCAAGAGTTTTATTTCTTATTTCTGGCACGGTTTACCGCCTTAGTTAAGTTTTTTAAAAATCTCTGCTGATAATCTGTTATAAAGTTATCTGCATGAGCCTCTAGTATCTCAGTTTGTGTATAGTGTGCCGGTATGCCGTTTATTATGCTGTTACCTCTGGGACCGTGTTTATCTCTTAAGTAATCACCTTTTGTATTAGAGTGAGGTCTTGTCCCTTTTTCAAACCAGAAAGATGTAAAGGCACGGCCAAAGCCTTTATAAGTGCTATCCTCACCCTCATCAAGCACACCGGCCAAATACTGTATATCAAATTTTTTCAGCGGGTATTTTTTCTTACTCACATCTTTAACTGCTATATTCTGTACAGTTCTGCCGGTGCTTTTTTTCTTATATTTTCCCTGATGCAACTGAGCCCGGTAAGCTGCCTGTATTTCTTTTTTTAAAACATTAGCAGACTGCCTGAGAGTACCTTTCCAGATCTTATCACTCTGGTTATCATCCAGCTCTTTAAGCAGTGTATCTATTTTATCTTTAAACTCTTTAGCGGGATCGTTATCATTCTGCATAAGTAACACCACCCTCTAATGTAAGTATAGTACTCTGTACTACATCATCATGTGTTACTGATGTGATGTTATAGGCTCTGCCTTTATAACGCACCTGATCATTAACGGTTATGCTTTTATCTTGCCTGATACGTACTGTAAATATATCTATATTGTACTCAATCTGGTTACGCATCAGCTCACGGCTTGTTAACTGTTTCCAATCACTGTATTTATCTTTATAAAACTCATAATTTACGGCAGAAAAACCCTTTTTAGAGCCATCAATAACCCTTTTATAGATACTTATTTTTTTAGTTAAGGTTCCCGCCGGTATAAGCATTTTTTAAAACTCTCAATAACTGTAATCTATATACTGATCTAATAAGTGATTAAAGTAAGTGCTAAGTGTTTTCTCTGTAACTCTTTCTCTTTTTTCTACAAAATCCGTTACAGTTAATAAGAGATACTGCTTAACATCTGCCGGTACATTGTCCTCTGTGGCAGCTACAGCGTTAGTATCAGTATCAGATACTAATACCCTATGTATATAAGTTTCTGCTGAGCGTACAGCGGCATTATAGTACTGTGTTAACAGCTCAGCGGATAACTCATCTGCATCTATATGAGCATGCTCTCTTATTAACTCTAATGATATTATCATGTTATCCTCATAAAAGGCCCGTGTTACCGGGCCTTATTCAGTTTACAGGTTACCGCTAGGTAATTCCCAGTTACCGCCGGCAATAGCATTAGCATCAAGGATAGCTAAACCTAAACGGCGCTCTACACGGATCGTTAACAGGTTCTTAATGAAGTCATCCTGTGTACGTTCCATATCAATTACAAGTTCTTGTCTATCTAAGATAGCAGCACCTAATGAGAGGTTAGGGATCAGGTACTTACCCTTAGTAATAGAGCTGCTTGTAATTACTGGTACTCCCCATAAAGATTTTTCTGAGGCTGAGCCTGGGCCGCCTAAAATGTATCTCTTCTGGGTATCCTTAAGCAGAGTTAAATCAGTCCAGTCCTTAGGGTTAAGCATGATGTACTCAGGTACATAAGCAGCAGCCTCTAACTCTGCAATTACTCTGGCGGCAAAGTCAATTAAGGTATCATTAGCGCCAGGTGTTACAGATGCACCATAATCATGATAGTTACCGGTATTTAACAGGCCTGAGAGCTGGCCGGAGGAGCCAGTACCGCTAATTAACTGGCTATCGATCTTATCCTGTAAGCCGTAAGCCATACGGGTGTTAATAAACGCCTGTACTGCTGGTGCATCAGCGGCTAACTGTTCAGAGATTTTAGTCCAGTGGGCTACTGTTTCTATATCAACATTATACTTTTCAAAAGTACTGTAAGACTCTGGTTTAGATCCGCCCTCAGCTACAACGGCAGCATGATTTGTGAAAGAAGTCTCTTTAACCATGCTCATAGATCCCGCTGTAGTAGGGATATGAGGGATAAGGCTCTCAATAACTAACTTTCTCTGAGGTAAACCGATAATCCCAGGCATAGCCTGTACACCGCCTAAAAAGTTATCAGTGATACCGGTAGTAGTGGTAGATACTACAGCTGCCTTAGTATCAAAAGCCTCTCTGACATGATTTGAGGTCTTTTCGCTAAAGCTCTTAAAGCTGTTAGATTTAACAAACTTTTCACCGATAGAGCTAACAGCAGTATTAGCGGCCGGATAGTTTTCCTGGCGTTTCTGCATTTCAAGACATTCAGTAGATAACTTAGCTAATTCCTGTGCTAACTTATGCTGTTCTTCACCTAAAGACTTAAGCGCTAATTCTGATGAGCTGTTAGAGTCCTGATACTTCTTATCAATCTCATTCAGCTTAGAGATAATTGTTTCAAAATCCATATAAATGATCCTTTAGTTTCGTTTAAGAATTAAATCTAAATTAGACATTAGATCCATGTACCCGCTAACATCATCAAGAGTATCACACTTTGAGTTATTTAACGTTTTGAGGCGTGAGATTAATGTTTCAGCCTCTTTTTTAGAAAAGTTACCAGCATCACGCAAGAACTTTTCAAAATCTCTTACATTACTAAGCGCCTCAATATCTTTTAATAGTGAATCACGCTTAATATCTGTTATATCTGATTTAGGGTTAGCCGGAAAGTTAACTATGCTAACCTCTGGCAAGTCTAATATATTAAAGATATGGCCCACATCAGTAGTATTATCCCACTTGTAAGCGTTCCAATCTTTATAAAAACCGATGCTTAAACCCATATGGGCATCTGAGCCATGATCTTTAGCAAATTTGATACTAGAGTACACATCCCCGGCGGCCTGTATTTCTGTATTTATCAGCCCGCTTATCTTTAGTCCTTTCTCATCAACATCAAGAAAATCCCAAATACCGGCCGGGCAACCGCTGTAATGTTCATGGTTAATTAACATTAGAGGCATCTTAGATACACCTGATTTTATGTTATTTAGCACATAATCAAAAGCACCAGGCTCAATAACCTCACTATAAGAGTCCTCTACACTAAACACTGAGGCATAGCCTGTTATACGGCCTTTTTCCTCTGTGGTTTCTTCTACTGCTAGATCAGCTTTAATAAAAATTTTATCCATAGATATAAACCTCTACACCACTACAGTAATTATATAAATTTTTTTTATCAAATTGCATTTATTTAAATAATTTTTTATACAACCTCAAATTATTGCTTAGTAGGCTGTGTAGTTAAAGAGGTTTGAGAGGTCTGTGAGGGATCATAATTCTCAGTCCCAAGCTGCTCAACAGGTGCTAAGTTAGTTTGTGCTGTGAGCTTATCACCGCCATCCATATCCTTAAGCCCCTCTTCACGGCGTACCTCATTACGGGTTTTTATGCCGTTTTGTACGTAAGTAGCGTTAAGCTGGGCACGCTCAGTATCAGATGCACGGTTAACTTTAGAGAGTTCGCACTTAATCTCATACTTAGTCCACTCACTAGGATCTAAAGCCTTAAATAGCACCTCTTCAAAGCTGGTACATAGTGGCAGCATCTGTACTTTATAGAAATATCTTAGGGCCTCAGTTAAATCACCATCACCGGTTAAAAGTGCCGGCGGCACATTGTACCATCGGGCAAAGTCCTGAGCGTTATACTTTCTTGTATCTAGTAACTGAGTTTCAGCCGGGCTTAAAGATAGCTGCTGATAATGAAACGAGGAGGGGATAATAGGAATACCGGAAACACTTTTCATTTTATCGTAAGTTTCAGAAAAGCTTTTTATCTGGGCTTTATCCATAAAATTATCCGCTGTTAAGATACCGTGTAACTTTCCTTTGTTCCTAAAAACATCTACAGCGGCATTTTGAGCGCTAACAGCCTCAGAGAGGGTACTCTTAGCAAAATCTTTTACACTTAAGCCGGTAATACCGTTGCCGATCCCTTTCCAATGCAATATATCTTTAGGCTTATATATCCTTTTTTCGTTATTTTCATCAAGATACTCATATCTGATAACTCTGCCTTTTTCTCTTACTACTTGTACCTGTTCAGAGGCTAGAGGATAGATAGAGAGTACATAATTACCACCGGCTGAGCGGTTAATAAGAGCATAGGCGTTACCCGTTAAGAGATAGTTAAGGCACATCACGCTTTTAAACTCTGAGGGAGTCATTTCCTGATTAGGCTGATAGTTAAGCAGAGTGTAAAGGTAGTGGCTTTTATCTAAAGTTTTCTTGCCATCATCATCCACCTTAAGCACATCTATAGGTAAACATTTAAAGGTATTCACTATAAGGTTAATGCACTGCCATACAGCCGGGATCTGTAACTCATTCTCAACTGTAGCGCCGGGCTGAGCATCAACTATAGATTTTATCTGCTTAGTTCTCTGCAGGCCCAGATAAGAGCCTAATATAGATTTAATAAAGTTCCAGAGCATTTAACACCTCTTGCCTAAAAATCAAAAACCACATCCGTAAATGAAAGCTCATCACTATCTATATTATTATAATACTGATAGGTATTTTCTATATCTTTTTGTATTATTTGATTAGTAGCCATAATTAGAGCCACTATACTATCTATTTTAGGATCGCCGGCGCCTTTTTCCTTTCTGGGATAGATGTTTTCTTTAGCATCAAGATGAGCTACAACATTACCGGCTTGCCAGCGGAATAAAGGATCATCAGCATGATGTAACCGCCCTGAGTATAACCATGCCTGTACCTGTTTCATAGGTTCGCTTAAGTTTCTTACATTCTGGGTTAGTTCTACCATAGTTATACCCTCATTTATGAGGTTTTGGCTTATCATGGTAGCCTGTGCCGGATCATAAGCTACGCATAACACATCATGATTTTTAGATATTTCTATAATTTCCTGTTCTATCTGCGTATAATCTGTTATCTCACCGCTGTTAGTATGTAAATACCCGGCCTTAACCCAGTTTGCATAAAATACATTACGTGAGCTCTTAACTCTTTCTGCCGGGATCCAAGACTTTTGAAAAGCGTAAAAGTGTAAAAGCCCATCAGACTCTACACGCCAGAAAACTATAACTATAGTGGCTAAGTCTATTTTAGACGCCAAGTCCATGCCAATAATACACGGTGCCCCGACAAAATCAGCCATAGACAAACTTGTAACAGTCTTATCCCACTTACCCACATCTAACCACTGCTGGTTAGAGTTAACCCATACATCCAAATACTTTACTTTAAAGTCGTTTTGAGACTGTACAGATAAATGGGCTTGCCGTAATTCTTCTAAGACGGCTCTGGGCTGTACGCTAATGCCCCAGTTAGGGTTAGCTTTTTTAATTGCCTCTATATCATCCCAATCATCACCATCATCAATGGTATAAATAATTCCAAATACAGAATCCGAATCAAAAGTCCCCTCTAAAACATGCTGTACCATTGTTCTTACTTCTGCACAAATACCATCAATGATATAACCGGCTGTAGTAATAGCAAATAGTAACGGCTGTGCACGCTTAGCCATGGCCTTTTTTACCAGGTCCCATACTTTACGTGTAGGGTGAGCATGTAACTCATCTATTACTGCCCCATGAGGGTTTAAACCATCAAGCTTTTTTATTTCAGAGCTCATAGGTTTAAAAGTGCCTTTAGTTCTAAGGTTTTTAATAGCGTTAGATAGTAATTTGATCCCAAAAGCCTTAACCAGAGGTGCATTATTCTCACACATAGCAGCAGCATCACCGTACACGATCTTAGCCTGTTCTTTATCTACGGCAAAGCTGTACACATCAGGCGCCGCCTCACCATCAACACATAACAGATAAAGAGCTATCCCTGATGCTAAAGCGCTTTTGCCGTTACCTCTGGGTATCTCTATGTATGCTGTAAGAAAGCGCCTAACCCCGCTAACCTTATTAACCCAGCCAAATATAGTAGTAACTATAAATATCTGCCAGGGTTCCAGCTCTATGTACTCATTAGCTTTAGGGCCTTTGATGTGTTTTAAGAGCTCAATAAACTTACAGGGTTTAACAGCTTTTCGCTCATCAAACTTATAATCCCAGTTTTTTTTAGCAAGGTCTTTTTTTTGTCTTTTACAGGCAAGCTTAACCCATTTACATGCTTTAACCTTTCCGGCAAGCACATCACTACAGTATTTCTTAGCTATTTCTATATAGTTTTTATCAGCCATAACATAAATACTTAGTCCCCGGCGGCATCACGGGCCTCAACAGCAGTAAATACCTGATGATAAAAATCATAGATCTCTTTACTGTTAGTGAGAGTGTACTGCTCTATTTGTGGATTTTCATTAAGGTTTGCGCTGGTTTCCACGGTGTAATAATTGCCCTGGGATGTGCGCATTAAAAAAAATTTCATGTGATGAGCTACATCAGATAACCACCAGCCAAGATCCTGAAATATCTTTTTAACATCAGGAAACGGATCCGCTTTAGATAACCCGCCTGTAAATCTTTTGCCGGTTAACAATCTTGTAAACTTTAGGCGGCCTCTTTCATGTAAGAGTTTTAAATTTTCTGCCTGAAAAACACCAACTCTAAACGATGCTATACAGAGCTCATCTATAGCCTCTGCCCATGCAACATAATCTATGAAAGCATAAGAGCTAAACCCCTCTTTACCGGATATAAAGCGATAACTTTCACCCTCTGCGGGTAATTTCTGCATTACATGAGATAGCTGCCTTTTTTGGCTCTCTAAATTTGAGTTATATTTAATGCCTGTGTTAGATGTTCTAAGTACTATGGCATTTATATCCAGCTCTTTTACCTGTGTAGCCGTTTTGGTAATTTTAGGCGTGATTTTAGGAAAGCTTTTTTTTATCATTTTGCTAATAACTCCATAAATACACTCATATCAGCATCCTCTTTATCAGCCACTACTACATTATTACGGGTAACAGGTGTAAAGCCTAACTGTTTCTCTAAGCTTAAAAGGCCGTTAGATATTTTTAGCTTATTATCATAGAGGTTATTAACGTAAGATAAGCCTGTATCAGCATCCTCAGAAAGTAACCCGGCATCATTTATAGCCATGGTTATTTGACAAAAATCAGAGAAAAGAGAGCACCAGCGAGAAAACAGGCCCACATCTATAGCTGTTATATGCTCATCTGCCAGCTCTGGCACAATGTAGTCCCAGATCTTACAGGCGTTATCATCTAAGTAAGGCGGTTTTTTAATGTCTTGTATGCCATGCTTTACTTTAAGGTTAGCTTTTCCTTTGTCTCTGGTTACGTTATATGTACCCGCCTCTTTTTTCTCTTCTATGCTCTTTCTAGGTCTGCCCATTTTTCTGATCCCTTTGTACGCTTAAATTTTATTAACTTTCTTTTCTGTATTGTACGTTTTATAAACACCTAAGCTTAAGTAAGCGCCTATATCCGGCGTTTTTTTGTAAAATTTTACACACGCCTACCGGACACGTTACTCATGCAAGCGCCTAATTTTTTTAACCCGCCCCTACCCTTTACAATTTAACATTTTATTAACTCTTGTTATATCTAGCTTGTTTTTTGTACATCGGCTGCACTGCCGGTTAGTTTTTCTTTCTCTCTTCTATCAAGCTCTGCCTTTAATCTAAGTATATCCTCTTTTATTTCTATTAAGCTAAAGATATTAACTATGCACCACTCTAAACGCTCAGTAAGTCCCTGATATACATCAGACAACTCTGCATTATTTTTATCTCTGGCAGAAAGGTTTATCAGGTCATTAGCCCGCTTTACATTCATAAAAGCAGCTTTTAGTATTTCTTTATCAGGTGCCGGCAAAGTTAACTCAACATATTTACATTTACCTCTTGCCATAGTCATCCCTTAATAAAGCCTTTTGTTTGTTTAAGCTCTTTATCTTTTATTTCAGCTAAAATATTTTTCATAAATATTTTTCATATCTAATACAACACTCTCTAAATTCCAAGCCTCACGACTCTTTACAGATAACTCTCTTTGAAGAGTATAATTTACCATTTCAAGAGTATTCAAAATTTTAATAACATCCGGTGTTTCTGTGTTATTCATTAGCTCTGCATGGTTTAACTCTGGTTTAAATTTTAATTTATACAGGTAATGTACATGCTTAGCATCTTTATTTATTTTGGTATCTACAGCAGTAGCAGAGCACCGGTTTTTTAAAATGCTATCTTTTTTTATCAATTCAAAATCAAAAATCATTTTTAACTTATCAAGTATTTTTGAAAGTTTAAATAACTCTGAGTCCTGTTTACTTGTTAATTCTTTATCACATATACATGTATAGTAGTAATCATCAGTTCTTAAAAGCTCTACACTTCTAAAAGAGTTAGTTATTTCTATTTTGTTTTCTGGGCACTTAAATATAACGGTATAACCCTCTAAGTACTTTGCTAAAAATTTATAATCATTAAAAATAACACTCTCTTTATCTAATTTATTTAGTAATTCATTATTCATTTTTAGCACCTCTATAGTAACCATTTTCTTTTATGGTTTTCTTACTATGGCAGCTATGGCATAAGCTCTGCCAGTTTCCACGATCCCAGAATAATACCGGGTTACCTTTATGAGGTATGATGTGATCCACCTCTGTAGCGGGTTTACCACATACCTTACATATCGGATTAGCTCTTAGAAAGTTCTTTCTGGCGGCATCCCATCGGCGGCCATAACCCAGCTTAGACGGGCTGATCCTCTTCTCTCTGATAAAGTTAAATTTATCTTTCTGATGCTTTTCACAATAACCACCAGCCACGGCATAGCACTTACAACCTACATGCCTACATGGTTTTAACGGCGCCTGTCCCATAATAAATACCTATGCTAAATAATCATACTGTTATAATTATAACATTAAAAAAGCATGTTATAGAAACATGCTTTATATTTTTAATGCTCACT